CTCCGCGCTGATTTCGAGCATTGCGGCGAGCAACGGGGAGACCGCCGCCACCAACGCGCACGGCACGTTGTGCGGATATTTTTCGTGGTCGGTGCGCGAGGGGCTGATCGAGGCGAGCCCGATGCTCAACACCAACAAGCCCAAGCCTCGCCCCGGGCGCGAGCGAGTGCCCACCGAAGACGAGCTGCGCGCCGTGTGGGCCGCGCTTACCGACGGCGACGACTACAGTGACATCGTCAAGCTGATCGTCCTCTGCGCGGCGCGCCGCAGCGAGATCGGCGGCCTGCGCTGGGACGAGATCGACCTCGGCAATGCGGTGGTCGAGATTCCCGCGAGTAGGATGAAGGCCAATAGGCCGCACGTCATCCCTTTGAGCGGGCCAGCCTTAGAGATCCTTCGCCGCCGACCACGGACCGGCGATTACGTGTTCGGGCGCGGTCGTGGCTTCCAAGGGTGGTCGGCGCGGCGCAAGGCGCTCGACGCGGTGATCGGCGGCGCGCGGCCAGACTTTGTACTGCACGATCTTCGAAGGCTTGCCAGCACGGTTATGCACGAGAAGCTCGGCATCCAGCCGCACATTGTCGAGCGCGTGCTCGCCCACGTCGGCCATCAGCGTGGTGTTGCTGGCACTTATAACAAGGCGGAATATCTCGCCGAGAGGCGCCGGGCGCTGGTGCGGTGGGCTGATTACGTCCTCGCCGTTGTCACCGGCGAGGAATCGACGGCGCAGGTGGTACAGTTGATGAAATAAGCGGGCCATTCCGGTGCTCGCAGCACCGGAACGGCCCTTGAGCCAGCCAGGGAGGGAGCCCCATGGCACAGGCCCCTGTTGAGCCTACACTGATCTCGCTGCGCGAGGCGCGCGAGCTGGTTACGCGACGGTACTTGTCGCCGGCGTTGGCCGACAGGCGGCTGATTGAATGGATGGATGACGAGAACGAGCCGGTTCGGTGGCGATACGAGCATATCGAAAACCGCAGCGGCAGGCCGACCGCAACAGCCTTGGAAGGATTCTGGCGACCGGAGGTGTCGACGATCAATTGGGAAGAGAATTGGGCCGCGAGAAAGGTCGAGCCGCCGCCAGTTGCGGCGCCTGGGGGAGTAACGCCTGGGGGCGTAGTTTGGGCGTCGCATAACCCCAAGCCGGCGCAACCAGTGTCGCAGCTAGGCTACAACTTCATTATCTACGGTATTCGTCTCGCGCGCGAAGACATCGAACGCCGATTAGCAGGATACGATGAGCCGGCTAAGCCGCGCGGCGCCACGGAGCAGTGGGTATACAACAGAATGAAAAGTGATCCGTCCGAGAAGGTGAGCGAAGACGATTACGCTGGGAAAATCTTTCCTGACCGCCCAGATACGAGCGTGAGTCTGAAGAGGGTGCAGAATCTCGTCGCCGACATTCGTAAAGAGCTTAAGCTTCCGAGTCCTCGTAAGTCGCACAAGCACTAGCTTCTGCAGCCTTCTGCATTCCCGTATTCCCGCTGGGAATGAGCGATTCCTCCCCGGAAATGCAAGTTATTGCGATTTTCCGCTTTCCCGTCACGGGAATAGGTTGCGGGAAAGGCGCGGGCTTAGTCTGTCAAAATGGACACGAAGCCCACCTCCACCAAGCTCACGCCGGCTGAGCGCCGCCGCAAGGTGTCGGTGCAGGAAGCGGCCCGGATCAACGCGATCCACGAATCCACCTTTAGGCGCAACTTTCCGCATCTGATCCGCCGCGTCGGCAAACGCCGACAGGCGGTTGAACTGGGCGATGCGCTCGATCTACCGCCGCCACTGCCTGAATAGTCCGTTCCCGCCCCGGCGCGAGCCGCCTTCGTTGCACGGGACGGGAAATCAAAATTCAGCAAGGCGGGCCGGGGGCGAGCAAATCCCCCGACATTACACAGGTACCCGGCGCGAGGCTTCCGCGGTATGTCCGCGACGACGGGATAGGAACGGCCAACGAGCGGGACGAGGGAGCCCGACAGGCCCGGACATAGAGCAACCTATGTGCGTAGGCTTGAGGGCCGCGCCAGGGAAGGGCAGGGGCGATCGCAGGGCGATCGCGTTCCTCGGTGCGGCGCAGACAAAGCGTCAATCCGGCCGGGCGGCCATACTAACCGGAAACCACCAAAGTATCGCAGCGACCCCGAACGTTCGGGCATGCGAGCGAGATCATGGTGGATCAGAGCGAAATTGGGACGCCCTGCTTGCGAATTGCGGCGGCGCGTCTCGTTTGAAGATTTGAGCGGGCCCTCGGCGGGGAGCCGATGAGCCCGCTCACTTATAGGGGCGAGCAAGTTTCAGCCCTACCAGGATTCGAGCTGGCAGATCAAGTCAGTTGGCGGCGCCGAGACGCGCCTCCGCAGCAGGCCCAGCACAGAAATCGAAATTGCCGGGACAAGCCCCGAGTTCCCGACAAGAAAAAACCCGGCGTTCGCGCGCCGGGCCAGGGGTAATCGAAAATGAGGAGGCGCACATGGGCGCACCCACGACTCGCTTATCTTCCATCGTTAGCCCTGTCAACAACGGCAACGGTAGCCCCCGCCGCTACCACTCTTCCCGGCGGCATTTCCGGAACCGACAGCGAGCTGCGGTCATTCGTGCCCTGACAGCGGCCAAGATCTACATGGACGGCACGCTCCCGACTTTAGCCGCAGCCGCGATCGCTTGCGGCTCCAATGTCCGCTACGTCAGCGCGGCGGTCACGCTGCTTCGGAGCGAGAACAGCGCTCTTCTTAGTCGTGCTCTCTGCGGAACAATGCCGCTCTTGGCGGTGGCCAGCGAAGCCAAGCGGGTAGCGAGTCTGGTCAGCGCCTACCGCGCTGCCTCGGCCGACGACCTTGCCGCGTTCACGCGCATCATCGGACCGGCGAATGTTTGGGATAACACGATCGCTCCAGTGATCTGAGTTTTAAGAGGCGCCGCGCGAATGCGCGGCGCCGGTCCCTTCGGGAGCGCCTGCGCCATGAAGATCATCACCGTAGACCAGCGCCTCGCCGAGAAGAGCGGCGCCAAGATTTTGATCGTTGGCCCCTCTGAGCTGAGGAGAAACTCAAATGCAAATCACCCGAACCACCGCAAAGCTGCCTCCGATCATCGTAACCCACGGCCAGCCCGGCGTCGGCAAGACGACGCTGGCGCAGAACTTTCCGAAACCGGTTTTCATCCAAACCGAAGACGGATGCCCGAGCGGCCTGGAGATCGAGACATTCGGGCTTTGTGAAAATCTTGCCGGTGTTGTTGAGGCAATCAAACACTTGGGCAGGGAAAGTCACAACTATCAGTCCGCGATCATCGACAGCCTAGACAAGCTCGAGCCGCTGATCTTGGCAGCGCTATGTGCCGACCGGGGTTATGTCTCGATCGAGAGTCCAGGTTACGGCAAAGGCTGGGTCGAGGCAGATGCCTTATGGCTTGATTTCTTGCGCGGCTGCAACTGGCTGCGCCGCACTCGCAGCATGATCATCGTATTGATCGCGCACAGCGAGATCATCACCGTCAACGATCCGCGTGTCGCAAGCTATACGTCCTATCAGTTACGGCTACACAAGCGCGCCCGCGCGCTGGTCGAGGATAGCGCCGATCTGATCGGCTTTCTCGCCACCGACGTGGTCGTTAAGAGCGAACAGGGCGGCTTCGGCAAAACGCGATCACGGGCCGATGGGGGCTCGACACGCTGGTTGCATTGTGAGGGTCGCCCTGCGTTCGTCGCCAAGAACTGCTACGGCATGCCCGAGCGCATCAGAATCCCGCAGCACTTCGATTTCATGTCCACGCTGGGCAAGTTCTTCCCGCAGCCGCAGGCGGGCGTAACCACTGCTGTGGCACCCGAAACAAAGGAGACAGATCATGTCTGAGTTCGACGAACTGCCAGAAATTTTCGACCCCTCGACGCGCGAGGGCACGCGTGACTTCGAGCCCTTCCCGCCTGGCTGGTACCAGGCGCAGATAATCGAAAACAGCGTCGAGCACGCCCGTAATGGCAACGGTATGTATCTGCTTGCAGTGTTCGAGATCCTGAGTAGCGAATACAGGGGCCGCAAGATCTACCAGAACGTTACGTTGCAGAATGCCAGTCAGCAGGCGGTCGAGATCGGACAGCGGCTGTTGGCCGACATCTATACTGCGGTCGGCATCACGGCGCCGACCAAGGATATTGGCGTGATGCTGTTTAAGCCGGTCATGGCGCGTGTCAGCATCAAGCGGGATAAGGACGGCGTCTACCCCGACCGCAATTGCATCACCTCGGTAAGGCCGCCGGACTATCAGCCGAAGCGGGCACGCAATGCTTCGGCTGCGACAGTGGCCGCGCCTCCGCATGAGCAACCCGCCGCGCCGGCGCCGCCCAAGCCTTCCGCACCATCTCCTACGCCGAAGCCGGCAACACCTCAGGGCGATGCACCGTGGCGGAACTAATTATTTGCTGACGGCCGCCGATAAGGGGGCGGCGGCCGTCACTTTTGTGAAGGGCCTCCTCCATGTTTTTGCTACGTCAGTATCAAGAAGAAGCGCTGCGCGCCCTCTACGTCTTCTGGCGCAACGGTGGCGGCAATCCGTTGATCGCAATGGCGACCGGCAGCGGCAAGTCGGTGGTGATCGCATTTCTGATCACGCAGTTGTTGATCGATTTCCCGAACATGCGGGTGCTGATAACGGCGCCGAATCGCGAGTTGATCGACCAGGACATCAAGGAGCTGTTCAAGGTATGGCCCGACGCGTCGATCGGCGTCAACTGCGATGGGCTGGGCTCGCGTGACACCGATACGCAGATCCTGTTCGCCACCATCAATTCGATCTATCGCAATCCGCAGGCAGTCGGCCGGCGCGACCTCGTCATCATCGACGAAGCGCACTTCATTCCGCACCACGACCAGGGCATGTACCGCATCACGCTCGATGCGTTGCGCGAGCTGGTGCCCGACCTGCGCGTCGCTGGATTAACCGCAACACCCTATCGTCTTGATAGCGGGCACCTGTGCGAAGGCGATGGGCATATCTTTGATAGCGTCGTTTATGAATATGGCATCGGCCAAGGCATTCGCGACGACGTGCTTGCGCCGCTGTCGTCGAAGGCGACCATCGCGACCATCGATGTATCGGGAGTAGGCAAGCGCGGTGGCGAGTTCATTGCCGATCAGCTTGAGGCCGCGGCCATCAAGGATGGCGTGGTCGAACGCGCCTGCGATGAGATCGCCACCTATCTCGGACAGCGTCGCGCCTGGCTCGTCTACTGCGTCGGTGTCGCCCATGCCACCATGGTGCGTGACGCATTGCGCGCTCGTGGTGTCGATTGCGAGATGGTCCTGGGCGAGACGCCGGACGACGAGCGCGATCGCATCATCGAGGATTTCCGCGCCGGTCGGCTGACCGCGCTGGTCTCGGTCATGGTGCTGAGCTACGGCTTCAACGTTCCGCACCTCGATTTGATTGCGATGCTGCGCCCGACCTGCTCGGCCGGCCTCTACGTGCAACAGGTCGGCCGCGGTACTCGCAAGGCCGACGGCAAGCAAAACTGTCTGGTCCTTGATTTCGCCGGCAATGTCCGACGCTTCGGCCCGGTCGATGATGTTCGCATCAAGATCAAGAACAACAGCAAGGATGGTGAGGCACCGACCAAGGTGTGCCCGTCCTGCCGGGAAATCGTCATGCTGGGCGTCAGCGAATGCCCGCATTGCGGCTTCACGTTCCCGCGGCGGGAGATAAAACACGAAGCGCGCGCCGATACCGTTGAAATTCTCAGCAGCCAGCGTCAACGATCGGACTGGCTCGAAGTTGACGGCGTGCAATATGTCCTGCACGCGAAAGATACGCCTTCGCTGCGCGTCATCTACCTGTGCGGCTTCGAAAGCTACAGCAAGTGGGTATGCCTCCAGCATTTTGGTTGGCCGCGTACTTTCGCTGAGAAATGGTGGCATCAGATGTCAGGTGGCGAGCCGCCACCCGGCACCGTCAACGAAGCGCTGGCGCGGCAGGATGAGCTGCTACCGGTGACGCATATCCAGGTCGCTCCCTCCGGCAAATATTGGGAGATCGTTGCTTACCGCGTCGAGCTTGACGACGGCAGCACGCTCGATCTCGACCGCAATGCAAGCCGCATGTTCACCACACCGCAGCCGGTGCCGGAAATTAACGACAGCATCCCGTATTAGTCATGCACTACGCGATCGTCCGTTACATGACCAAGGTGCCGACCGCATGCGCCATCTGCCGGCGACGGGCATGGTGGATCGGTTACACACCGCGTCCGCATGCAATGCGCAGCATCGTGTGGCTGTGCAATCGCAATCAATGTCACTCCCTGGCACGGAGGTTCTACGCCATGTCGGCCGAGCAATTCGATGAATACGAACTGGGCGCGATGCTTGAGGCTGGTCGCAGCGCCGGCGGCTACCTTGATGAGATCGGCAGGAGCGATCTCAAGCTGCTCAGCCGTGAGGAGTGGCGTGAATTTCTGTTCCGAATGCTGACGGGATACGAGCAGGCGCTGCGCCAAAAACTGACCAACAATGAGTTGCCATTCTAGGGAACGCGTATCATGGGGCCATACGAGCAATGCGCCGAAGCGCTAGTCGAGCGCGGCTATGCCACCATCCCGATCATGCGCGACAGCAAAGCGCCTGGCTTCTACTGCGCCGGCATGCGGGTGCCGCTAACGCGCTGGCAAGAGCACTACCTGCACGGCCGGCAGCCGAATTACATGGATCACAATTTGTGGGGCAACGGCGATTCCGGCATCGGCGTGGTCGGCGGCAAAGCCTCGCACGGCATGGTCGCGATCGATATCGATACCGACGACATCGCTATCAAGACGGCAATCATAAAGGCGTTGCCGCCGACGCCGGTCAAGAAAGTCGGCGCAAAGGGTGAGACGGCGTTCTATTACGGTCCAGACATCACCGCGTCACGCTCCTGGAACATCAACGGCAAGCGGGTTTGTGATCTGATCGCCGACGGTCGGCAGACCGTACTGCCGCCGACCATCCATCCCGACACTGGCGCGCCCTATCGGTGGGTTGGCGATTCACTCGACATCTACGATCCCGACGAGCTACCGCTCCCAGACGCTGACACGATCGGCAACATCGATGCCGTGCTCATCTCGCTGGGCTGGAAGCCTGATCCGCCGTCGAGAATAAAGCCGGGCAATGGCGGCTTTATCCTCGACGAAGATGCCGACACGCCCCACCGTGCGCTCAACAACTTCGCCTTGGCTCGCCTCGATCGCTGGGTGCCCAAGCTCGGACTCTGCAAGTGCCGGCCGGCGCGTGGCGGCTTCGAGGCGGTGGCACACTGGCGCGAATCATCGACCGGCCGCCCGCTTGAGGCGCGAGCGCGCAACCTCGGCATCGTGCCAAAGGGCATCAAAGACTTCGGCGACGGCCGCGGCGGCGGCAATGGTTTCACCTATACGCCCATCGATCTCGTGATGGCGGCTAACGACTGCGATCTGGATACGGCGTTCAAGTTTCTGAGCGAGCATACCGGCTGGGCAGGCGAGCGTATCGAGCTGGTCAATGAGCTCGCGCAATCGCAATCATCGCAATCGTCGCCGCATCCGCAGTCTCCGACTCCAGAGTCGACACCAAAACCGCAGTCAGTGCCGGCCGAGCCAGGCCCCTACGACGAGAAGGCGTCCGTAACCGACGAGCTCGAACCCTATACCCGCAACGTGCCCGGCCTAGTCGGTGAGGTGATTGAGTGGATCGTGGCCACTGCACGGCGCCCTAACCGGGTGCTCGCGCTGGCAGCGGCGATCCCGCTGGTCGGCACCCTGATCGGCCGCCGCGTCGCCGGTCCAACTAGGTCGGCCACCCATCTCTATGCGGTCGCGGTCGCCCCCACCGGCGCCGGCAAGCAGCACCCCATCGACTGCATCAGCGCATTGATGATCGCGGCCGGCGCCCAGGAACATATCGGACCTGGCTCGTTCATGTCGGCCTCGGCGTTGTGCAACTTCGTCCACCGCAAGCCGCTATCGCTGTGCTGCTCGGATGAGCTGGGCGCCTACCTCGCCAAGCTTCACGCCAAGGGTGCATCCGGGCATGAGCGTGAAATCACCAAATTTATGCGTTCGCTGTGGGGCATATCGTTTACGTTGGCCTCGACGCCCGAATGGGCTGATCGCATAGCAACCCAAGTCCATTCGCCGGCACTGAGCTTCTTCGGCACGTCTACTCCCGATGAGCTGTTCCAGGCATTGCAGGGCGAGGCGATCGATAACGGCCTGCTCAATCGCTTCTTGGTGTTGTGCTCGGAATTGCGTGCCAGGGATACCCAGCCCCAACTGCCACCCGAGCAAGTGCCAGCTGACCTCACCATGAAATGCCGCCAGCTTTACCGCTGGCACGGCAGCGCCGAGGAGCTGATCGATATCAAACGCCCGGTCGAGCAGCAGGTCACCCAATTGCCATGGGCGGATCAAGCGGCCGAGAAGGAATATCTCGACTTTGCCCGCATGGTTGACGACCGTATCGACCAGGACCCCGCACTGCGCGCCTTCTTTGCTCGTACTACCGAGACTGCCGTCCGCTTGGCTACTATCCGAGCAGCCGGCCATAGGTCCCGAGCCGCAACACTCACGCTCGAAGACGTGCATTGGGGCGCGGGCATTGCCTGGACTGCCGGACAACAGCTGTGCCTTGGTGCCCAAAGCGTCATACCGGTCACTGAGCGTAGCAAATGGGTCGATCGGCTGTTTAATTATGTCCGTGTCCGGAATTTGACTAGCAAGCCAGCAACTATCCGTACTTTCCAGCAACATATTCGTTGCAGCCTGAAAGCCAAGGATGTCCGAGAAATGATCGCCGAAATGGTCCAGATCGGTCAATTGCAGCAACAGCCGGATGGAACCCTGGTCGCCGTTGCAAAGCTGAATGAGGAATGACCACGCATACACGGGCTTGATACAGAAATCGCGTATGCAGACATACAAAACCAAAATGAGGAAAATTGACGCATACGTATGTGGCTTGCATGCAATGGCCGACATACAGCAAAAACCTCTTACTTATCCTTATTCTACATAGAAATATAGAGAGAGAGTAGAGAGTGTGTATGAATGTATATAAGAGGTAGGGGTACGGACTCTTTTAAGGGGGGACACATAGGGGCTACATGCAAGTATACACGAGGCGATCGGAACCATCTGTATGAGAGGATAGTCAGGCTCCTGAGCCAGTTGTGGTAGGAAGGCAAAGGTTCGTTTCACCGGCATGACATCGGCTTTCGGATCAGGTGGCCGGCATAAATGGCCCGATCGTCGGCTCCTGGAAAACCACCCCATACTGCGCGTCGGTGGTCTTCGTGGGACTGAGGTTACCGTTATCGTCAACAACCACACCCAGACCATCCCGATCGAGATGGCATGGAGCTTCGGACGCAAGCAACGTCAGCGCCCCTGGTTTCGCTGTTCATGCGGTGTGCGAACCCGCACCCTCCACGAAAAGGACGGTGTTTTTGTCTGCCGGCTCTGCTCGAACTATGACTACCGCTCCAGGCACCGTAATCGCTCTCTGCCGGCGGTGAATCGGGTCAGGCGGGGTACAGGCCTGCCCCACCACGTCCTCGCGCGTGAGACCTTGATTGCGCAGGTTGAGATTGCTCGGCTGTTGCGCGATACTATCTGCGATCTGGAGCGCAGAGCTAAGCGAGGAAAGCGATGAGCGATTGCCCCAAGGCCAATGATGCCCAGGATGATTATATTTTGCAGGAGCGGCTGAACGGCCGTTCTGCGCGCAGTATCGGAAAAGAGCTGCATTGCCCGGTCAGCGAGATCGACGAAGCGCTCGATCGTACGTTGCCGAAGATTACGAATGAAGCGAAGCGCCGCATCATCGCGCTCGATCTCAATCGCCTCGACGAACTTCTAAAGGTCTTCATGGCCCGTGCGATCGATAAGGGCGATACCCAGGCTGGATTGCTGGTGGTCAAAATTTTGGAAAGAAAAGCAGCGCTGCTCGGTTTGGATAGCCCGCAGAAGCTCGATGTCGTGCAGGTGCAGGCGCACAAAGAGCCGTCGAGCCACGAGCGCATCCAGGAAGCGATTATGCGCGTGGCGAACAGCGGCACGCCAACGCAGCGGGCCGTGCGCAGGATGTTGAACGAACTCAGTCCCGAGGAAGTATTGGCGCGGCTCGGCGGCGAGGTTGAGGCTAGCGACAACGAACCGTTGGACAAGCTGAACTGATCCACCTAGATCCTGGGCGCCGCCACCCAGATCGGACGTGCTGGATTACGAGAAGTGCCGATGTTATCGGCATTTCCTGCTGTGCTCCCATCGGTTAGCAAGCAATTAGCAAGCTTTAGCGCTCAATCCGCAGCCGAGTTCCATCAAACATTACAATGCGTTAACCTATGATCGAGGCCGACCAACTGTCAAGTTTACGATGTTTGGGAACGCCTCCCGAACCCCTCAAAAACCCGCATAAATGGCTCGTTTCTGCACTTTGACTGTCTAACATTCAGCCATTTCCTTCACAGTCTGGGCGCGCATGGCGCGCATCATAGATGCAGACTGCATCTTAGGTCGCCAGTGCCCACTTCCCTGGTAGGGAAGTGCTGCGTGCTGCTCAG